TTTGAATTTAAGTTAATATAACCACCTTCAATTGCTGCACAAGGCTGTGGAACAAAACTCGCTAATCCTGTTGAAACAAATTCTTCATTTAAAGCACCATTCCAAATATAAAAACTAAAAGTTTCTTTTCTTTCTTTATCTGTTGACTGTTTAGAGTCTAGAACTCTTCCATATCTTTCTAATCTTCTTGGAACTTTCCATAATCCTGCCACACCCATATCAAAATCAGCACCTGCTGATACATCTTTTAAAAATGGTGTTTGATTTGTTGTAAAATTAAACCCTGCTGTTATTGGCTGTTGAAAATTTTGCTCTGGTAAAGAAGAACTACAAATATTCTCCACATTTACTGTATTCCCATTNAAAAAAGCGTTANNTAATCTTCTCCAAACTGTTTCTTCTGCTTCATTTTTTGCACCTATATCTGTTCCATATTCAATATAGTTACTTACAGATCCTGTTATAGCAACTCCTGCTACATTTTTATTCCAATGCTGTGATAAGTTGTTTCTATAATCTACTTTGACACAAGGCGAACCTAAGAAACTAACATCATTAAATTCACTTAAATTTTCATATAACTCATTATTTGCAGGATATCTATATCTCCATCTTGTTCCTTGAAAACCAATCTCAAAAGGCACGTTATAATACAAATCCATTGTTGTTCCTTGACCATCATCGGTAATTACAGTCTGAACAGGTACTTCTGTTACTTTTTGAGGCACAACAAAAGTTCCTGCTGNTCNTTTTGTNGGAGAAAAATTTGTAGGATTATATCCTCTCCAACCAACAACGTAATCCATAAACGTATGCGCTGAATTAATTAACGCTTTTTTCCAACTGGTCTTTCCCATAGGTTTATATCTAAATCTTTATTATCTTTATTTAAAAATTTCTTTAACAACTTGACATTTAGTTGCTTAGGTTTTGAATTTCTTTTTATAGTACCCATCCAGTAAAATCTGCTGTGTAGTCTGGCCACATACCATCTGCTGCGTTATTATTATATTCAGGATATAGATTAGAATTATAGCACATATAATCTAAATATCTTCTTGTGTAGAATTGAGCAAAGTTTCTGTGCCTATCAATTAGACTATCAACTTCTTGTGGTGTTGCTGTATCTGAATTTTCTGATCTGTGTTTAAAAACTCCACTATTCTGGATTTGATATGCAGCAAACGGAAGATAATCAACCATTGCGTAATGAATTAACATATCTTTTAAGTATGTATCTACCAAATACAAATAATCTCCAGTTAGATCGTTGTTAATGATCTTTGTTTGGATTGCTTGGTATAAAGATGTTCCTAAATAGTTTTGCAAGTGTATATCTTGTGCGATCCTTATAAATTGAACAAACTTTTGAGTGTCTACATTTCCTGCAACAATTGTGTTTCTTGTGAGATCCTCTCTACTAATAAATAATGCTGTTGCCATATCTTATTTCTTTTTACTTTTTGATGGGTATGCTCCTTGATTTGGCATATTAACTGGTGCGATTACAGCCTCCTTAGATCCTCTTGGAGATTTTTTAAATGATTTTGGAATTGATCCAGTTTTTTTGTAGTCATCTAAATATTCCGATGGTTCTGTATTTTTCTTCAATCTGTATAAAACTTCCTTCCAAGCGTGTCTACAATAGATCCCACCTTTAAACTTGAACAAATCAAATGCTCTACCTTTGTGTCCTAAAGTTTTGTTTACTCCATTTCTTGATGCTCTATCAATATCTTCTAGTCTATAAACTACACCATCTCTTGACAAGTTCATCATATTAGAACAAAATTCTCTACTAGATTTTGAAGGTTTACTAGACTTTTTAAAATATCTATATCTTACTTTATAATTTTTGCTGTCTAAATAACTAAATCCATTAGGCTTTGCGTAAATTTCGTTTTTAAGTTTAGTAAGCAATGATTTTTTTGGTGCTATACAAATATTTGCCCAATCTTCTATTGCTAAGTTTTCTTCCGAATAATCCCTACTATCTATTTCTTCCCATTCATCTGACATTGCCTCTCCTTTTAACTCCGAGAGTACATTCGAATATTCTTCATTACTAAGATCTACATTTACTCCTAACTCTACATCATTTACTGTTGTATCTTCGGTCTTTTCTCCAGTTTCTTTTTCTATCTGTTCTTCAGATTGTGCGTTTTCTAAGTCTGCAAATTCTAAAGGTTGTAAGGTCTTGAAGTAAAGATCCAAAGTAATTCCGTTGTATGCTAGTATTTCATCAAATGCTGACAACAATAATTCCTGAATAGGTCTTATAACAACATTGTCCATTAACGTACTTGCAGTTTTTAATTCNTCTGCATTATTTCCTAATCCTGNNTTNTCTTTGATCCCTAACAACATAGGACTAACAACCCTATGTGCTACCATTATTTTTTTCATTCCTTCATCTGATAGGAACTGGTACTGGTTATGAGCATCTGACAACTGTACTGGAGTAATTGATGATGCTGTTTCTGCATTTTCGTTAAATGAAAGTATAAATTTACCTGCATTACTTGATCCACTAAACTTTGATTTTATAGACGATTCAATATTTGCTCTTTCTTCCTCATTTGGTACACCATTGTTAAAGTTTATAAGCATACTAGGTGCTAAACCTTGCATTATATTGTTTAAATGGTAGTTAGATATTTCTTCCTCCAATTGTGCGTACTGTAAGCCTCCCTGATAGTCTACTGGACTGTAATAATAATGTCCTGCAACATAAGGTCTAACATACAAAATCTCGATGTTTTCTTTAGAAGTTCCCCAAGCAGGAATTCTAGTTAATTCTTCATTTGGTTTAACATCTTCCCAGTCTGCACAATAATAAAAACCTTTTATTTCGCCATCATCTACATCTGCTATTTCCATAGCCAAAGTTTCAACTGGAATATGACCAACTTTTGCAATTTTTGATCTATTCTTGTTATAAGCAACCTGAATAGCACATTGTCCCATTAATTTTAAATCATACGAAAGTTTCCTCACACATTCGTCTGTTAATAATGAAACCATTTGTGCATATTCATCTGGGTGCTGATTAGAATCCGTTGCATCCAATCCTTTACCAAATACCATCTGTGAAATACCATTAATGATTGCATTGTTTGTCGGACTACCAGTATATCTATCTATTAAGTACTGAAAATAACTATTTTTTTCTCCGTAAGTAACATAATCCTGATTGTGCTTTACTTCAATTGTTGGAGAAGTATATGCACCTAAATTCACTAAGTTTATTTTACCCTCCTTATACTTTTTTGCCATTATTCTAAAATTATATATTCGTTTGTACTTTCAAGTGGCTTGTATAAGCCTTTATTAGCGTTGTATTTGTCGTTTAATTCTTGATTGATAGTTTGTGTAGTAACAAAAATTGTTTCCCTTGTAAGCAAAGTATCTACATCTGACAATGTTATTTCGTAATAAGTACCATTAACCAAGTTTGCAGACGATTTTATTGCATCTGTTAGTGTTATAACGTAATAATTTTCATCTGAAACCCAAGTTATAGACTGATTTGTAACTTTATTTGTGCTTTTAGATCTTGTTTGAAGCGTTATTGTAGTGTTTAAAGGTGTTTTAGGTCTAAAAATTAACTTTATATCTTCTGATCCAGTAGGTTTTACTATCTTCATACTAATATAACGTAATAATTAACCTAATTGTGAGTTATTACCAAAAAAAAAGCACCCATATAACTGGATGCCTTCTTAATTCTAATAAAAAACGATAATTTGTCTTTTATGGTGTGATTTGGTTCGGAGAAACTGTTACTCCTAATGTAGTGATATCTCCTACTGTAAAGTTTGCAGGTTTCTTCTCCATTCCTTGCATTGTTAAAGTATATCCACTAAGATCTCCCATAGCAGCACCAGTAACAATTGTTCCTCCATTACAATCCATTCCGTATTCTAATCCTGCAACAAATAAATTACCATTGTTATCTTCAACAATACAATGAGGTCTAGCAACTGCCAATAAAGCAATCTGATCATTTGTTTCGTAATCTAATTTGTGAAATGTAAGGTTCAATAACTGATCGTAAAACGTAGTACCATTATCTCTACTTGAAGTAATCGTCTGATCGAAACTAGACGTACCTTTTAAGTCGAATTGATAAACTGTACCACTTGCGAAAGTANNTATTTGAGCCGATGAAGAAGGATTTGCGTAAGTAA